CTATCTTTGGATATGTTCAGTGACCGCGTCCTGAAGCCTGCAGTGGCCGCAGTGGCTAACAAGATAGACAGGGATGGTTTAACAATGGCGGCTCTTCAAACAGCTAACATTGTTGGAACTGCTGGTACTCCTCCAACAGGCTTAATCACCTATCTAACTGCTGGTGCTTACTTGGATGCTGAGGGTGCACCTAGGGATGGACGTAGAGCATGTATTGTTGAACCTTTCACATCAGCAACTATTGTTGATAGCTTGAAGGGTCTATTTATGCCTCAAGAGGCTATTGCAGAGCAGTATCGCAAGGGGCTGATGGGCAGGGACAGCGCGGGCACGAATTGGAAATTGGATCAAAACGTCGTAAGCCAAACCTTTGGTAGCTACAGTGGTAATACATTGTCTGCTGACACTACAGCTCAAGTTGGTTACCTATCAACTGGTTGGTCACAATACTCCACAATTCAGATCAAAGCATCATCTTCAAGCACATTAAATGCTGGTGATGTAATCCAAATTGCTGGTGTATATGCAACTAACCCACAAAACAGACAGGCTTATGGCTCTGGCAAGTTGCGTAACTTTGTAATCCAGTCCACAACAACAGTTGGAACTGGTGCTACAAACATCACAGTTGCTCCAGCAGTTATCATTGGTGGTCAGTTCCAGAACTCAATCATCATTGGTTCTACTTCTACTACAGCAGTGGTTACACCTTTCAACAACACTGGAACATTATCACCACAGAACATGCTTTTCCATAGGAATGCATTTACCTTGGCGGTAGCGGATTTGGAGTTGCCAGAGGGAGTCCATTTTGCAGGCAGAGCATCTGACAAAGAAGTTGGACTTTCCATGCGTGTCGTGAGGCAGTACACAATTAACAACGATTCAATTCCCACAAGGCTGGATGTGTTGTATGGTTGGGCACCGCTCTACCAAGAACTTGCTTGCAGAATCGCGGCTTAACCCATTAATTCAAAGGAAACTAAAAAATGAGTAATCCCGGACCAGCAACCACAGTCACAGCACACCCAAGTAATGTCACAACTAATCAGGCTTTGCGTTTGATTGGTGTTTCTAAGGGTGTTAACCTTAATGCTGTAGCTTTTACACCTGTGCAAGTTAATAACTCCACAGCTTATTTGCCAAAAGAAATGATTGTTACCAATGTAAACAATGCAGGCTCTGTAGTTTCATTGTCAACATCAACAGCTCTTGGCATCACAACCACAAATGCTGGATCACCATCTAGCTTGTTTGGTGCTTTGACAACTGCACAAATTTCTGCATTGTCAACAGCAGTTTTAGGCACAGCTTATGTTGACTCTAGCTCAACTAGCTTGGCTTATGCTAACCAAACTTTATATGTCAATGTAACAGTTGCCTCTGGAGCAACTGGCACAGGAGATATATATGTTTATGGTTATGACTTTAGCTAAAAAAGCTAAATAAATTGAAAGGGCTACTCCCAAAAGGGGTAGCTTTTTCTTTTTTAAACAGTACAATTTAATAATCTTAAAGGAAAAATCATGCCCTCAACCACAATATTGCGTGGAAATGTAAATGCATATTTCTTAGCAAATCCCACACTCACTCCATCAGCAGTAACTGGTACTTCAGCATCACAAAGTTTCACAGTACCTGGTCTTTTGACAACTGATGTTACCAATGTTTCATACAATGGTGGTGCTCAAACAGCAGGAATTGCAATTGCAAATGACTATGTTTCTGCTACAAACACTTTGACAATTCAATTTGTGAACACATCTGGTTCTTCAGCAACTCCAGCATCAGGTTCATATTTGGTTGAGGTGCTCAGGAGTGACGGCCCCATACCTGTTAATGCAGTCTAATCATGGCAAATACCAGTGTATACAGACCCATAGGTCAAACCTATGCTGTGGCAGTAACAACAACTGCAAGTAGTTCCCTGAGCATTGTCCCAGTTGGCAATGACCAAATTAACTACTGTGCATTTTTGAATACTGGCTCTACACCTATTGCTATTTCAATTGCTCCTTTAAATCCTACAAGCATCACTCCAACTCCAGCAGTATTGCCTACAGCAGGAAACACTAGCACATCATTTGTGCTTGGTATTTCCATGTCTCAGCCTACTGTGATTGCAGTGCCTGCTAATGGATTTAACTTGAGTGCAGTTGGAACAGCAAATACTTTATATGTAATGCCTGTGGCAGATCAATCATGACAAACCAAGTAGCTTTTACAAATACAACTAACACTGTTCCTGTTACTACTTTCTCTACTCAGCCAGTTATAGCAAGTGGATTTGGTACTTCACCCACAATTAAGGGTGTTAGTCCAAATTGTTTTGCTGTGACTGTGGGTTCAGGAGGCGCGGCATCTGGAACACTTACATTACCTCCAGCTCCAAATGGTTGGATGTGTATAGCTAATGATGTTACCAGTGGTTCAAGTATATTTTTGCAACAAACAGCTAGTAGCACCACATCAGTCACAATGACTGGTTATGGAATTACAACTGGACTTGCAACAAATATGTCTGCTGGTGATGTCATTGTCATGACTTGCACTGCATATTAATTATGAGTGCTCCTGCCCTAACATCTGACCAAAATATCCTGCCAGTTCAGGCATATTTCAATTTAGATGGTAGTTTTAATACTTTTATAGGGCAAGGACAGCCTTTTTATGCTACTTTGAACCCAGTTCAGAGTGGTCTGACAATCACAAATAGCACAATAAATAGCACAACTATTGGGCTAGTTACACCATCTTCAGGTGCTTTTACTAATGTAAGCACCACAACAGGCTCAATTAGCACAACTCCTGTAAATGCTACAGATATTGTTAATAAAAGTTATGTTGATGCCTATATTCAGGGATTATCATTTAAGCAACCAGCTCAAGTAGCAACTACTGCAAATATTACTTTATCTGGTTTGCAGACAATTGATGGTTACACCACATTAGCTGGTGATAGAGTTTTGGTTAAAAACCAAAGTACTCAAGCTAATAATGGTATTTATATAGCATCTGCTAGTGCTTGGGCTAGATCAAGTGATGCTAATACTTATGCTGAGTTGGTGGCGGCATTCCTATTTGTGGAAAATGGAACAAGTCAATCTGGATCAGCTTGGGTTAGCACAATTCCTCAAAATGGAACTCTTGGAACTACTCCAATAACATTTACTCAGTTCAGTAATAATGCTACATACACAGCAGGAACTGGACTAACTCTTTCAAGCTATCAATTTAGCATTACACCAGTTGGCACAGCAGGCACTTATGGCTCTGCCTCTAGTGTTCCAGTATTTGTTACAAATGCATCTGGTCAGGTTTCATCTGTAACCAATACCACAATCAGTATTGCACCAAGTCAAATTAATGCAACCATCCCTAATTCTGGACTCACAAATTCCACAATTTCAGGAATTGCACTTGGCTCTAATTTGGCTAATTTGACTGCTGGAACTAATATTACCTTTAGCTCTGGAACTACATACAATGGCTCAAGTGCAATCACAATAAATGCCTCTAGCACAATGGTTTATCCAGGTGCAGGCATACCTAATTCCACTGGTAGTGCTTGGGGTACAAGTTATTCAACCACAGGCTCTGGGACAGTTGTAGCATTGGCTACATCTCCTACTTTTGTGACCCCAATATTAGGAACTCCTCAGTCTGGGAATTTTTCAACAGGGACATTTACCTGGCCAACATTTAACCAAAACACCACAGGCAATGCCAATACAGCCACAACAGCCACTAACTTGGCTGGAACAACTCAGTATTCCTTGCCTTATCAGTCTGGTTCAGCCACTACAGCTTATTTAAGTCCTGGTACTTCTGGTTCATTGTTAATGACTTTGGGTGCAGTTTCTGCTCCTATTTGGGTTACAACTTCTAGCTTAACAGTTGGAACTGCCACAAATATTGCTGGAGGCTCTGCAGGCTCATTACCTTACCAAACAGGATCAGGAGCTACTAGCTTTTTAAGTCTTGGCACTTCAGGATATGTTTTAACTGCTGGAGCATCTGCTCCTCAATACACAGCTCAATCTAGTTTGGCAGTTGGGACTGCTACTAATTTGGCTGGAGGAGTGGCAAGCAATATACCCTATCAGTCTGGAGCTGGAACAACTGTTTTTCTAGCAAATGGGACAACTGGGCAAGTTTTAACCAGTAATGGAGCATCTGCACCTAGCTGGACAACTCCAACTGCCTATGCAACTGTGACTGATGACACAACCACAGCAGGCACAAGATACTTGCTTTTTGCTAACCAAACCAGTGGAAATTTGACAACTGAGTACACCAGTTCAACCAAATTAACCTATTACCCTAGCACTGGATGTATTACAAATGGACTTAATGGAGGTACTTTCTAATGGAAATTACTTGGAAAATATTGGAAATTTCTGCTGAAAATGGGCTAATTACCCATGCTAAATACTTTGTAACTGCATCTGAGGATGATAAAAAAGTAGAAACTGAGGGTAATTGGTGGTTTCAGAATCCTGAAATTAAAGTACCTTTTGAGCAAGTCACAGAGCAAATGGTAGCTAATTGGATTGAGGCTGAAACCATGAAGGATGGGGTAAATATTATTACCTCTAGACTGCAAGAACAGTTAAAATCATTGGAAAAACAAGCTGTAATTCCTCCTTGGATGCCTCAAGTTTTTACACCTAATATATAAAAATGGCACAAACCAATTACACTCCCATAATACTGTATAACTCTGGTACTACAGGGAATACTCCATCTACTAGCAATTTAGCTAGTGGTGAACTGGCTATTAACTATACTGATGGCAAATTATTTTATAAAGATAATTCATCAACACTTCAAGTAATTGGTTGGAAAACAACTCCCACAACTGCTGGTGGTACTGGATTAACAAATTACACAGCAGGTGATTTGCCTTATTATTCATCAGGCACAGCACTTTCTAAATTAGGTATTGGCACAAGTGGCTATGTTTTAGAGTCAAATGGCTCTGCTCCTACTTGGGTAGCTCAATCTACTTTGTCTGTTGGAACTGCTACAAATGCAACAAATACTGCAATTACTGATAACACAAGTTCAAGTGCCACTTGGTATCCAACAATTGTTAGTGCAACAACTGGTAATTTACCTCAGACAACATCAAGCACTAAGTTAAGTTTTGTGCCAAGCACAGGAACTTTGACTGCAACAAGTCATGCAGGAGCATGGGCTGGAAGCACAATTGGCACAACTTATGGCGGTACTGGACTCACTTCATTTACTGCAAATGGTGTTGTTTATGCAAGTAGCTCAAGTGTTTTAGTTACTGGGTTGGGATTGTCGTTTGATGGAAATAACTTGTTGGTGGGGGCCGCAACTACTCCATCCATTTCTAAAAGTGTTGGTTTAACTAACATTTACGTTGCTGGGGGAAACACGCTGACCACAGGAAGCACATTTGGTGGAGGTGTTAGTGATAATAATGGCTCAAGGCAAGGTGGTGTTGGAGTAATTATGACTCCTGGTACTGGAGGTGGAACAACCTCTGGAGCGGGTATTGGGTTTTATACATCATCTAATACATATGCAGGTTATAGCCAAACCTACAATAACTCGTTATCTTGGTACATCATTGGTTATGGTAACTTATTACCATACAGTGACAACGCTGTTAGTTTAGGTGATTCTAGTCATAGAACATCTGTTATTTATTCAGCTACTGGAACAATCAACACTTCAGACCGAACTGAAAAACAAGACATTCAAGATTTGTCAGATACCGAGAAGTTAGTTGCTCAAGAAATCAAAGGTTTGTTTAAAACTTTCCGTTGGAAAGATGCTGTTGCCAAAAAAGGCGATGCCGCTCGAATCCATGTCGGTGTAATTGCACAAGATGTACAAGATGCTTTTACAAAACATGGGCTTGATGCCGCAAGATATGCCTTGTGGTGTTCTGATACATGGTATGAAAAAGATGGATTTTCTTATTATTTACATGAAGGTGGCAACTCACCAGAAGGTTCTGTTATGGTAACTCGTCTTGGTGTTCGTTACGACCAATTGTTGGCGTTCGTAATTTCCGCAACTTAAAGATAACAAATGTTTAGTTTTAATTTTTGGGATATTGCAAAAAATGCTCAAAGAAACGTAAACTTGTTGGGTAAACTTTTTCAAATTTCTTTTACATATTGTTCTGCGTAAAGGTTTATATGTCACTAACTAAAGCAACTTATTCCATGATTACTGGTGCTCCAGTAAACGTCCTTGATTACATGACACCAGCGCAAATTGCTGATGTTCTTTCCAATGCTGGAACAATTGATGTTACTACCGCTGTTCAAAGCGCATTTACAGTAGCAAATGGAACTCAATCAGTATATTTTCCAGATGGTTCTTATGTAATTTCTAGTCCAATAAATTGTGAAGGATCAAGTGTATTTGGTGAATCAATGTATGGGACAAAAATTCTTTGCCATCTTTCAAATGCAAGAGCTTTAACAAATCTTGGCAGAAACATAAACAATTTGTCATTAATAGGAACTGGCTATTCAACAGCTGATGGAATTGAAATTCAAGGATATTTGTATAACATCAACAATTGTTATTTTTGGCAATTGCGTGATTCAATTTGTCCAACTAGTATTATTGTTACTACCACAGTAAATCAATGTTTATTTCTTGGGTGTAATAGTGCAATAAATGATAAATTGTGCGCTTCAAATCCAGGCACCGCACATACAACTTTGAATTTGACTTCAAACTCAATTCAATATGGAAATTATGCTTTCTATTTTACTCAATCACAGGCGGCTGGGTTTTACATAGCTGGAAATGTATTTGAGCAAATACCACAAATATGGTATGGAGGCGGATTACAAACATTTTCAAATACATGGATTGAAAATTGGTTTGAATCTGTTTCTTCAAACATGACTATTTTTAATAATGTTTATTCTGGTGGAACTGATACTCACATTTCTAACCATCTTAATCAAGATGGTTCAACTGTAATAACAGATTCAACTAAAATTACTGCTGGTCAATATTCTTTAACTGGTCAAGCAAATGGAAATGGTGGTGGATTTAGTTCTGAACAAATTAATGGAACAAGAATTTGTGATTTTAGTGGATTTGGTTTTATATATGGCAAAACAGGTATTTTGCCTGCTTCAGCTTCAGCAAATTATACAAATCCAAATGATTTAATTATTGGAACAATGAACGCTGCAAGCAATCAAGCATACAGAGGAGGAGATGCTGTTGCTACTTTGGGTTCAGGTTCTTTTGGGCAAAGAAATGGGGCATTAAGATCTGCTGTTGATAATAATAATAATTTAGGTGATGCCTCTTATCGTTGGGGAACTGTTTATGCTGGAACAGGCACTATTAACACTTCAGATGCTAATCAGAAACAGCAATTTGCAGGGTTAACTACTGCAGAACAAACAGTAGCTAAAGCAATAAAAGGTTTAATTAAGACTTTTAAATTTAATGATGCTGTAGCTAAAAAAGGTGCTAATGCTAGAACACATATTGGAGTTTCAGCACAAGAAGTTCAAGCTGTTTTTATTGCTAATGGTTTAGATGCTAGTAAATATGGTTTGTTTTGTTCAGATACTTGGTATACATTAAATGGTGAAATTGTTTATCCTAATACATCAGGTATTTATCCAGAAGGAGCTGTTAAAAATACTCAACTTGGAATTCGCTACGATGAGTTAATTTGTTTTGTAATTGGAGCAATGTAATGTTTAAAAAGCAAATTGTTGTTTATCGCATTGTCGTGACTTTGCTAAAAATATTTACAACTCAACCTATTTCTGAGAAATAAAAATAAGGATAAAAAATGGCTGTATATCTTTCTTCATTTGGTGGTGCAGGAGCACAGTTTTTTGATAACAATGGAGTTCCTTTATCTGGTGGATTAATTTACACTTATGCCGCTGGAACAACAACTCCACAAGCAACTTACACATCAAATAGTGGATTAATTGCACAAGCCAATCCTATTGTTTTAGATGCTAGTGGTAGAGTTCCCAGTGGTGAAATTTGGTTAAGTCAACTTGTAACTTATAAATTTGTATTGCAAACTTCTAGTGGAGTAACAATAGGAACTTATGACAACATAGGTAGTATTGCTGGGTCAATTCCTACAATTGCAGATTTTACAGGCACAGGAAGTCAAACAGCTTTTACACTTTCATCATCTCCTGTATCATCAAGTACAACCAATGTTTATATAAATGGTGTTTATCAGAACAAAAATTCGTATTCTATTTCTGGTAATACACTTACATTTACTCAAGCTCCTCCTATTACTTCTTTAATTGAAGTAAGTTATGCTTAAAGGTAAAAAATGACTACACCAAATGACATTATAAGTAGAGCATTAAAAGACATTGGTGCTTTGGAGGCTGGTGAAACCCCAATTGCTGAGGCATCTCAAGATGCTTTTGATATGCTACAAGATATGTTAGACCAATGGTCTAATGAAGACATGATGGTGTTTTATAAAAATGAAATCATATTTCCTGTTGTTTCTGGACAAACTCAGTACACCATCGGCCCAGGTGGTCAGATTGGTGCTATCTTTACTGGAAGCATTACTGGTAATGTTCTCACTATTACTTCTATCCAGTCTGGTGGTATTTCTCTTGGTCAAACTCTTAGTGGAACTAATATTACATCAGGTACAACAATTGTTCAAATGCTCACAGGAGCAGGAAACAATGTAAATGAAGCTGGTACTTATTTGCTAAATAAGACTTATTCAAGTCCTATATCAAGTGAAACCATTAATTCTTATTATCAAAGACCTTTAAGATTTAATTCTGCTTTTGTTAGGATTAATACTTATTCAAATGGTCAGCCTATAACAAATGGTGGATTAGATTATCCTGTGTCTGTTCTTAATGTAGAACAGTATCAGATGATTGGTCTAAAGACACTAAATGGGCCGTGGCCGAAGGCGGTGTACTATGAACCTACTGAGACATTAGGAAATGTGTACCTTTGGCCGAACCCCAGCCAAGGAGAAATGCACATATTTGTAGATCAACTTTTCCAAAGATTTACAACACAGTTTGATAATATCAATCTGCCACAAGGCTATAACATGGCTTTAAGATGGTGCTTGGCAGAGAGACTAATGCCTATGTATGGCAAGGCTAGTCCAACACAAATTCAGATGATTATGAAGTTTGCCGCACAAGGGAAGTCGACAGTAAAGAGGACAAACATGAACCCAGCAATTGTTTCCACTTATGCAGACTCACTTTTGGTTGGAAGACAAAAAGATGCTGGGTGGATATTATCAGGTGGGTTCTTTAGATGAGTGACTTTGGCTTTGTCGGCCCCTCCTATGAAGCGGCTTCCATTTACCAGGAAGCTCAAGAGTGCATCAATTTCTATCCTGAGATTGATCCTTTAAAGCCTCCTGGCAGTAGGGGTGTGGTGGCTTTATACCCCACTCCAGGCTTAACAAGCATATTACAACTAAATACTGCTCCAGTTAGGGCTATGAGAACACTATCTGGTGGTAAATATTTAATTATTGTTGTTGGCTCTATTGTTTATTCAGTTGTTTATTCTGGTAGTTATGTATCTACTCAAATAGGTACTTTATCAACTAGCACAGGTTATGTGTCAATTACAGATAACATAATGACCAATACAGGTTTAAATGCTTATATTGTTGATGGTCAAAATAGATATTATTGGGTTGCAAGCACAAATAGTTTTAACACTTTACCTCCATCAGATGGGCCGTGGACTGGGGCTAATGTTTGTGATGTTGTTGATAACTACATTATTTACAACCAACCTGGGACACAGAATTGGGCGGCAACTGATCTAGGTTTGGTAACTTCTGCAAACGCTTATTACGGCACAAAAGATGGTTCTCCAGATCCGCTTGTATCCCTAATAGTAGACCACAGGCAAGTATTTTTGCTTGGTGAATTTACTGCTGAAATGTGGACAGATGTGGGAAATGTAATACCTGGAATTATCAGTTTTCCTTTCCAAAGAGTAACTGGCACTTCAGTTCAGCATGGGATTGCCGCACCTTTTTCTGTTGCCAGATTTGGTGAGCAATTTGCATTTGTGAGCCAAGACTCTAGGGGTCAAAACATTATTGGTGTCATGCAAGGTTATTCTTTTAAAAGAATAAGCACCCATGCTGTTGAACAGACTTTGATGAATCAGTACATTGCTGATGCGGTAGGGTACACATACCAACTCGATGGACACGAGTTTTATGTTGTTACATTTCCAACAATAAACATTACATGGGTATTTGATTTAAATTCTGAAATGTGGCATAAATGGTTAAGTTGGGATGGCACACAATTTAATAGGCATAGATCAAATTGTGGAGCTATTTTTAACAATGTTTATTTGGTTGGAGATTATCAAAATGGTCAAATCTACCAATTAGACAATGCTGTATATACAGAGGCAGGCAACACAATCAGAAGGCTTAGAAGATGCCCACATTTGGTTACTGATTTACAAAGACAATATTTTGCTGAATTACAAATACAGTTCCAGCCTGGAGTTGGATTAGAAAATGGTCAGGGACAGAACCCACAGGCTATGCTTAGATGGTCAAATGATGGTGGTTCTACCTATTCAAATGAGCATTGGTGTACTATTGGAGCTGTAGGAAAGTACAAAAATAGGGCAATTTGGAGAAGATTAGGGCAAGCTAGGGATAGAATTTTTGAAGTTAGTATTAGTGATCCAGTAAAAGCTGTTATTGTTTCTGCTAATTTAAAGGCTGAGGGAGGTGAAAACTAATGGCTACTTCAAGTTCTAGTGGAAATATACTTTGGCCGAGAGTGCCATTTATTGATCCTAGCTCTGGTCAGCCTGCTTTACCTTGGTTGCTTTGGTTGCAAAGTCCCAATTTTATTAGTTTAAAAACTGGTCAACAAACAATTCAAGGTGGTCAAGAAATTACAGGGGATTCAGTAATTGATGGTAATGAGATTGTAAAAGGAACTTTGACTGCTTTAGGTGGTATTTCAGGGGGTACATTTTGAATTTAGCTGATATTTTAAAAGCCAATGAAGGTTTGATGGAATTTGACCCTCAGATTGTTCACCATTTTTCTGATGGTTTGTATGCCAAACAGTTTGTATTGCCAAAAGACCACTTTATTGTCCAACATGCCCATAAATATAGCCATTTGAGCCTATTGGCTAAGGGAAAAGTAATAGTAAGAACTGACAGCACACAAGAAATGTATAGTGCTCCTTACTGTTTTGAAATAAAATCAGGGATAAACCATTCTATTCAGTCCTTGGAGGATTGTGTATGGTTTTGTATTCATGCAACAGATGAAAAAGACCCATCCAAAGTGGATGAAGTCTTAATTCAAAGGAGTTAAAAATGCCTATAGGAATTGGACCAGGATTAGCAATTGCAGCGGGATTAGGATTAATAGGGTCTATGAATCAAGCAAACGCGGCAACTTCAGCGGCCAACACACAGGCAAACGCGGCACAGGCAGGACAACAACAACTGCAACAGAATTTTCAAACATTAGCACCTAATTACTCTCCTTATTTACAAACTGGTCAGACAGGTTTAGCTAATTTAAACGCGGCAATGCCTAGTTTAACTGCTCAACAACCAGCATATCAACCTTTTACTGCACAAGATTTAAATGCTAATTTAGCACCAAATTATCAATTTATGTTGCAACAAGGATTGGGTGCACAAAACCAAGGATTAAATGCTAGTGGTGGTGGTTCTAATATTGGAATTGCTGGGACTAAGTTTGCAGAGGATTATGCAAGTAATGCATATCAAAATGCTTTACAAAACTATATGGGTCAACAAAACCAAGCATTTAATCAATCACAAACACAACAAACTAATATTTATAATAAATTAGCTGGGATTGCTGGAATTGGTCAAAATGCTGTATCTGGATTATCTAATCTTGCCACAGGTAATGCCACTAATATTGCTAATCTTGGAATTGGCTCTGCTAATGCGGTCGCACAAGGGCAAGTTGGAAGTGCTGCAGCTCAAGCGCAAGGTTTAAATAGTATTGGTCAAGGTGTTACATTGGCTTCTATTTTAAACCCCGCTAATGCTGGTGGAACTAATGTAAGTGGGGCAAATGGTGTTTCAAATTATTTCAACAATAATACTAGCTCGACTCCATCTTGGTGGAACGATTAAGGATAAATATGGCTATTCAATCATTTCAAGCACCTACTACTACACCAGTTAAAGGCACATCTTTAGCAGAGATGATGCAGATGGCGCAGTCTGCCCAAGCGTTGCAACAGGCTAGACAATTAAATCCTTTGCAACTGCAAAAGGCACAACTTGAATTACAGCAATTACAACAATTAAATCCATTAGCTGTACAAGAAGCTGAAGCAAAAGTAGAAACTGCTCAAACCGGAGCAAAACAATCAAAACAAAATTATCTTGTTTCTGGTGAAGATTATGCAAGAAAAATGATTAATGCTTTGCCTCCAATTGATGATTATGTAGATAAAAATGGTGAAGTAAATCAAAAAGCATTAACAAGGTCTTTAGATATTGTTAGAAAAAGTGCTGAGGCTGTGGGTTTACCAAAGCATCCATCTAACTTGCTTGGTCAATTAGAAGATGCAGTAGCTACAAAAGATTACAACAGATATGAGGAACTAAGGAACAGAGTTGCTAAAAGTTCAGCATCACCATCTGAACAATTTGGAGCTAAATTTCCTGCTGTTCAATTTCAAGGTTTGGGTAATGTTAATCAAGCAGTCACTACTGGTAATCCTAATATTGCAGAAACTGCACCAGGTACTAGAATTGGAGCTGGTTTGCCAATTGGTCCAAGTCCAATGCAACCAGGTGTGACAACTGTAAATGGTATTATTGGACAGTATGATTCAACTGGTAAATTTGTACCATTTAATGTACAACCTAGTCAACAACCTGGCAATCTTTCTATGCCAAGCATTGTGCAAACTCCTGCTCCATCTGCAATTGGGCAAAATAAAATGCCATCAATTGTAAAAATTGATAATTTTTCTGCTCCTGGTCAACAAAATACTCAAGAAGTTACTAGATATAATTCAGGACAAGCTGATTTTAATGCTGCAAATGAACGTGCAACACTTGCACAAGATAGTGCTTTAACTGCACAAAATATTAAAAAGAATTTATCTGCTGCAGCTGGTAGTACGCCAGGCAGGGTTTTAAGATCAATTGGTCAAACTGTAATTGGTGATCCACAGTTAGATATTTTAGTCAAGAGTTTGGCAGATCAACAATTAAGACAATCTCAATTAATGGGGTTAAAAAATCAAGCTGCAGAAGCAGATCAAAGGACTGCAGGAGGTAGTTCTGAAATAACTGCAGAAGCATTGGCTCATATTGTTGAAAGAGCTGAAGCAACAAATTTAGCTGCCACAAAATACAATCAAGCATTATCAAAAATGCAGGAAAAATATGGCAAAGAAAGAACATATTTAAATAATGATAATTTTAAAAATGCTTGGGCTAATTCTTACAATCCAATAGCTTTTATTATTCAAAATACCAATAGACAAAATATTCCACAAAAAGATAAAGACAAAATTATTGATTACTACACACATGATATGAGTAGAGATCAATTAGATACATTGGCTAATAACATGAAGAATTTAAAACGCTTAGAGCGTGGAGATTTCTAATGGCAAATGATGCTTATGAATTAGATCCAGATGTTGCAGTTATTCGCAAAAGAATGCCTGTCAATATTCCAAAGAGTGCAATGTATGGAAAAAATCCAGAATTGCAACCTGATGCTGTATATAGTTATGAAACAGACCCTGATATAACTTCAATATCAAACAGAAAAGTTACCCCTGCAGAAAAACCAGAGCCAGGTAGTTATTTGCCACTTTTTTTAAAAGGAGCTGGAGAAGCTGCATTACATTCAATTGCTGGCATTGTTTCTGCTCCTGTTAGTGCTACAGCAGGCATTTATGGAACTTTAACAAGTGGCAAGTTTGGTACTCAAGAAGGCATCCAAGCTGGTAATGCCTTGGCAGCAAAAGTACAACAAGCAATGCTTAATGCTGGTACTCAACCTACTACTGAAGAAGGTAAAAATTATTTAGAAAATTTACAATCTGCATTTGAAGCATCTAAAATTCCTCCTGTTGCTCCTGAAATTGGTGGATTAACTGCTGAACGTCAAATGGCATTTAAATCAGGAATTAATGCAAAACAACAGTTAAATTCACAATTTGCAAATATTAAAGCACCTAAAATTAAAATTGAAACTGTGCCAGGTTTAAGAAGTGCAGGAGCTGCAGCAACAGAAACTCCTGAAATGATCCAAGGCAATATCAATTCTGCCCTCGCTAAATTTGATCCTAATAGTCCTGTAATTGAACATATTTCTAAACAAGCACCAGAAAATGTTGATATTAATTCTTTAGAAACAAGAGCATTAGAAGAAAAACATGGCGTTGATCTATTGAAAAGCCAAAGAACAAATAATCTTTCAGATTATGTTCAAGCATGGAATCATAGAGAAGCTAATGGACTTTCTTCTGATTTTGCACAACAACCTAAACAATTAGCTCAGGCTTTTGAAGAATCAAAACAACGTCATGCTCCAAGAATACATGCTGATGCTGATGCATCTGAACTTGGTCAACATGAAATAAATGGTTTAGTTGAAAAAGATAAATTTAGACTGCAAAATATTAAAGAGAAATATTTAAATTTAAAAAATGCTTATAACGAAATAAAGAAAAATTTAGGTTTAGAAGAATCAAATGATTTACCATTAGACGGAAAATTATTTGTTGAAAATTCTAAGAAAACTTTAAATTCTGAAATGTTTACAGAAGATGCAAGAAAAAGTATTGATGAATTATTAAATAAAATAAATGATAAAAATGGTGTAATGACTTTTCAAGAATTTACAACATTAGACAAAAGGTTAAGTGAATTAAGTAAATTTGGTAAAGGAAGTGAAAAAGAAGCAGCTAGATTAACTAGAGAGCATCTTAATAATATGGAATTAACAGAAGATGCTGCGCCTTTATATCCATTACTTAAAGATGCAAAAGCAACAGCAAAAGAAAGATTTGATGTAATTGATTCTAATCCAGCTTATGCTAAAGCAATAGGAGAAGGTAAAGATTTAGAAAGTGCTTCATCACAAGGCGAAAGTTTAAATGCGGGAAAATTTCATAGACAATATGTTTCTACTGCTACACCTGAAGCAATTAGACGTTTAAAAGCTGAATTACCAGAAGATCATATTGCTCATGAAGCAATTACTTATGGTGAATTAGATAGAGCTAAAAAAGTATTAACTAATGCAAATGAATCAAGAGTTAAATCAGATCAATTTGGCGATTTTTTAAGAAACAATAAATCTATTTTAAAAGAAGCATTATCACCAGAAGCTATGCAAGATGTAACTGAAATAGGGCTTCTAAATAGCAAAATTGGTAAACCTGATGCTGGTACATTTAGTCATTCAAATACTTATAGTGCAATGTTAGGTGATTTTGCTGCAAATGGTTTATTAACTTTGGGCGAAACAGCATTATCTGCAAAAACTGGTGGTTTATCTGCATATCCAGTATCAATGGCTAAAAAGTTTAAAGAAAAATTTGATAAAAATTCTTTTGCAAATGAACAAAGAAATAAATTAGGTGGATTAACTACGGAACAACCATGAGCACAGAATCACCAATTGACCTTGTCAAGTATGGAGTACTTTGGCAAAAAGTAGAAGATTATGAAAAAAAGTTTGACTCTATGGAAAGGAAAATAGACAAACTTGAGTTATCTATTGAAAAACTTGTTTCTATGGCTGACAAGTCTAGGGGTGGGTTTTGGGTAGGCATGATGGTTGTTTCAGGACTATCTAGCTTTGTTGGTTTCATTTCTCACTATGTGACTTTGAAATAACATGCCTTTCATGCTTGCCATCTCTGCTGTGAGTGCCATCAAGCAAGGGGTGGCAATCTACAAAGATGCCAAAAATGTTGGAAAAGAAGTTTATGGTATTTATGCAGAGCTAAGTGAGGGAGTTGGTAATTTCTTTGACCATCAAGAAAATGCCCACAAAGAATTAAAAGAAAAAGAAAAGAATCCTCCAAAAGGAAAAAGCATAAAAGCCCAGGCTCTTGAGAATGTCATCAAGAAAAAGCAACTCCAGCAGGCTGAGTATGATTTAAGGCAACTCTTAACTTACCAAGCTCCTCCAGAGTTGGGTGCTTTGTGGACAGATTTTCAAGAGGAAAGAGCTAGGCTTGAAAAAGACAAAGCCAAATATGAACAGGCTCAAAAAAAAAGGATGAGCAAGAATATTACAGAAAAGCAAGAAATAAAGAAAAATGGAATTTTAGAATTGCAATATGCATTGCAGTCATGGTGGTCATCTTCACAGTTGCAGGCTTAATGTATTACATCCATTGGGATTATCAGATAAATAAAGTAGAGGAACAATGGCATATTGAGTTTATGAAAAAGTTTAAACCCAATAGCAAAGAGTATGAATGTTATAAAATTTTTCAGGAAACAGGGTATTCACCAAGATACTGTAACTAGGAGTTAATATGGATTGGTTAAAGACAATTGCACCTACTATTGCCACTGCACTTGGCGGCCCCTTTGGAGGTCTTGCCTATGAAGCAGTTTCTAAAGTCTTAGGTATATCTCAAGATGATGCCCAAAAAATGCTTTCAGATGGCAAACTTACTGCTGACCAAATAGCAAGTGTCCAGCAAGCAGAAATAGCTTTAAAGGCAAAGGCACAAGAATTGGGTTTAGATTTTGAAAAATTAGCTGTTGAAGATAGATCATCTGCTAGAGCTATGCAAACCAATACTCATTCTTTTATTCCTCCAGCATTAGCTATTATTGTTACTATTGGATTTTTTGGAATATTAGTTGGTTTAATGATGGAAACATTTAAAACATCTGATGCTTTGTTATTAATGCTGGGTTCACTTGGAACAGCTTGGACTGCTATCATGAGTTTTTACTTTGGGTCTAGTGCAGGATCACAAGCAAAAGATGCAATGTTACATAAATCAACACCTATGGAGCAGAAATGATTAATTCAAGGAATTTAGATGAATTACTACCTGAAGTTAAAGCAAAAGTTGAAGATTTTATTAAGGCTTGCCAACATTCTGGCATTGACTTGTTGGTTACATCTACATACAGGGATAATGAAAGCCAGGATGCTTTATATGCTCAAGGTAGAACCACAGAAGGAAGAATTGTTACAAATGCTAAAGGGGGTGAGTCTTTTCATAATTATCGCTGTGCTGTTGACGTTGTGCCTCTCATTTCTGGGAAGCCTGATTGGGATGGAACTCATCCAGTTTGGGCAACAATAGGTGAATTAGGTGAACAAGCTGGTCTAGAGTGGGCAGGCAAATGGGTTCACTTTAAAGAAATGGCACATTTCCAATACACTGGTGGATTATCATTAGCTGAACTTCAAGAAGGAAAGAAAATAGCATGAAAAACTTTAAAATTACAGGCAAAACTTATGAGTCTCCTAAATCACATTATGTGGTTTTGAGAGAACATGAAAAGAAGACTGAGCATGAGTTGCACAGACTTGAAGACAAACTCAAAAAACATGAGCATCTGCCAATGGAAAAAGCTCATCCAGAAAAAAGTTAATTCAAGCCATTTTGCCAATCTAAATAAGTTTTTGGCAAAGGAACATCTTTAGGATATAAATCAGATTTGATTAGGTTATATATTGTTCTAAGATGTGCCTCAAGCCAGAATTGTTCTTTTTCCTCTTTGTTTAGATAATGTCCTTGGTCTAAGGCATGGTGGCAATCCCAGCAGAGTGCCGCCACCATATTGTCATCAGCTTTGATGCTCCTACCTTTGCCATGTGCAGAGCTATTGGAGTGAGCACCAACAACTGTTTGGTCATCAACTCCACAGGCTTGGCAATGAAGGTATCTAATATTGTTTAAAAGTTTGGCACTTCTAACATATTGCCTTTTAGGATGTGCTATCAAGTTCAATTCCTTTTTCTGCACACCAAGCCTGTAACCAATCTACAAATTGGCTTGCTTGGTCTTTGGTAAATTTACGGCTCTGGAAGCCCAATTGAACTAATCTGTGCCCATCTAAGGATGGAGCTATTTTGGAGGCTCTTAGCCCTGTTTCTGAAGCAAATTGGTCTATTAAAAATCTTTTCCAACTTTCCACATCCCATTTAGCTCCATAATGCTCTGTCTGCTTTGCTATGTCAGCAATAATTGCATGGAATTTGTCATTTTGATTATGTGTCCTGGTTTCCTCTTGAACAGTCATAACTAGGGTTTTACCTGATTCCAATGCTGTTTTCATTTTTGCCCATAAATTTTTCATTAGGGCTGAACCTTGTTCTGGGTTGACAAGTTTATATTGCATATTAATCAACCATTATGTTTAACATTCTGAGGGCTGATTCAATACTATCCACAAGGCAAAAAGCTCCTCCTTTCCAGTTTTCTGCAAAATGCTTTTGGTTTGCATTAAATCCTTTTTTGCCATAAGAATTGTCTAAGTTTTTGACCTCCATAAGCAAGGTTTGACCATGATAGCCAACCAGTAGGTCACAAGGCTCTTTGATATGGTAAACAGTAGCTCCAACAGCTCTAAGAGCCTCCACAATAGCTTTTTGGTTATTATCAATCCTGCTTGCTATTCTCATTTTGTAATTCCTTAATCTTTTGAGCCACATCTTTTGCCAAATTTTTCAGCAATGGTTCTGTTTCTTGTTTTTGTTTAACTGCATACCTTACATAATCAATCCAACCATTTTTCAAAGCCAATTGAGCATAAAATTTAACTATGCTTGCATATTCTGCATCCCAATCAAACATTTTCTATAATCCATTTCCTCATTTCATTTGAATACCTTGATCCCAAATTATTGTAAATTCTAGGAAAGTGATTAACCAAAGGCAAACTTTTAGAAACTTTAATGGCTTTTTTATTTGGGCATTTTGGACAAGTTTTGTCTGATGGGCTACATACACCTAACTTTTCGCATTTAGATAGCTCCTTGGTCTTTTTGGTTGATTTTGGCAACCTTTCTGCAACAGGGAATTTTGTGGTTAATCTATCTTTTACCATATTGTCCCAAGATGGGACTGGTTGCCAAATTGTTTTAATCATATTGCTCCTATATATTCATGACAATAACAAATCCTATCTGCATGTCTTTCGGTCATTTCTTTAGACCAAAAAAAATCTGTTTTGTGTTCTAAGGATTTTTTATATTGCCTACTTCTATCTTGCATATTGTGAGCAGTTGGTCTCCACAGAGGTGAATTGTTTCTATATTCACCAAGTCTAATATGGCTAGACTTAGAAAAATATCTACATCCCTCATTTACAAATATTTGTCCAATTGCATCACTTATTCTGACACCAAAACCAAGTCCTTGAAAATCTGGAAGTATCACAGTCCTATGACCTTTCCATGCTTTTTTTAATGTTCCAGAGGGAAGAGTGATAGCTGCGGCAAATCCAACAAGCGTTCCCTCCCATGTTGCGATCCAACATCGTGAACTTTTATTAAGGTTTCCTGAGAGATAGTGATGGTTGCGAAAGACTGACCATGCTTCG